AACCGTCATCAGATCGTCTATACATAATTTATACCTTTAGATATTTGTTGGAGCAACTTTGAAATATTTGTTATCGGGATCGTTCAGATACCGGGCAAGCAGTTTTGAGTCTTTTAAGATGGCTCCCCCAGTTTCTTTTACCCACTGCTCCCAAACTGTCGCCGGAATTTTAGCAGCGTGATGCCACTCTCCTCTTTTGCCCATAGTCAGTTTATCGCCGTAATCATTGAACTTACGTTTATTTGCGTCGATTACTGGCTGGGCATCTTCAACCGTGTTGAAGGTAATTTTATCGTCTACATCGTCAAAGTGCATATCGGTACGGCGATGTACATCCTGTTCAAAAACAAACTTGTTAGACATAGCCTATATCTCCCACTTTGGGTGCGCCATCGGCAGGATCATTGTCGATGTATGCTTTCTTTAACCACCCCATAGCATCGGTTGGTTCATCCGACTTCTCCTTTTTAGGCGAAGCCTTTTTACCCTTCACCATTTTCTTGGCGATGGATTCAATTTCCTTGTCGATATTTTTTATTTCCTTGGTAGCCAATTTGGCATACTCCTTGTAAGGTTGGGGGGTGTTGCCACCCCCCGATACTTATTACGCTGCACAGTCAGCAAGAATACCGCTTGATTTCTCATTCTTGGAAATCAATCCGTATTCAGCAACTAACATCTGCTTTGTCGCGTCTCCGGTCTTCGCCAACTCAACAGTCTGGAAAGGACGGAGCCAACCTATGGCCCAGAAGTCCATATCAAGAAAGAAGACATCTCGATCACGCCAAGCATTTCGGTCAGTCTGAATCTTGAACGTACCGAAATCGCTGACATATACATCGACAGCGGCTACAACGTGAGCAGGGACATCGCCCTTTGTCTGAGTTCTGAGTTCTGACACGGATTGCGTCAGGTCAGAAATCGCTTGCTTGATAGTAGGTCTACACAGGATTAGGTCAGGGTTCCCACCTTCGCTATAGCAGTCTTTTATAACTGCCTTAATACCGGCTTCCGTAATGGAGCCTGTACTGGACGCATCGCCCATAGCATCAGTGCCGTTGCCTGAAGAGGCGGCGGGTGCGCCACCACTACCCACAGATTGATAGTTAGTGCCTAACCAAGATGGCAACCCAGCCGTAGCTCTGGCTGTGGTTGAATCACCAGCAACGCGAGCAGTATTGTACGTCAACATATATTCCATGTCGCGCTTCATACGCTTGCCATGCTTGGCTAATTGGTAGGCCTGATGTTTGCCGTGACCGGCATAGTTTACTGCGTCATCTGTACCTGAAGTTTGTGCAATGTACTGGGAAATCTGTGTATAATTTCCCACCAGTGTCGGAAGCACCCTAGCGGTGGCAGCAATGCTGTCGTCGCCTTCGATTTTACGGTTAGCCGCGCCAGCGGTAATCGTATCAGTCTGCCATTGAAAGTAAGTATTTTCAATATTCTGTTTAGCACAGCCTGAAAGAAAGGGCGTATCCAAGGGAGCAATATTATAAATTACATCAGAAAGTTGTTCCCGGATTTGCACAGAACTAAAAGTAAGAGACGTATTCGTGGCAATAGCCATATCGTTGTCTCCTTTTTTAGGAATTAAACATATCTTCTAAAATAGAGGCCGCATCATCGACATGGCCCGTACTTTGAAGACGCTTCATTTTTACAGCACGCTTGGATTTAGAGTCTGATTTCTTACTCCCACCAGTTCCTGACCTGATTACTCTGGGCTTGTTCTTCAGCTTCTTGCCCCTAACATCAGAGTTCTGTAGCTGGTCGTACTTTTGCGCCTTGAGTAAAACAAGTATGGATCGGTGATCGACTAAGGAGTCCAGTTCTTCTTGGGTAAAGCCATTTTCCATAGCGTAGGAACGGATGTTTTTAGCTATAGCAGGTTGTTTGCTAGAGTCGCCCCAGTCAGGAAGTGCGGTTACTAATGCCGTGGTTTCCTGCTGTAACATCTGACGATGTTCATTCTGAGACTGAGCGTGATGACGCTGTTGCGCCATGTGCTGCTCTCTTTGCAAATTCTGTACCTTTTCCTGCGCTTCACGGAATTCCTCTTTGCGGGTAACATACTCTATGGGGTCAGCTTCTTTCAAAACCTCCCAATCGACATTGGCAAATTTGTCAATGCCAGACATGTTACCTTCCATAAGAGATTGTAAAGCCTGTGCGTACTGCTGCCGTTCGGCCTGAATCTGTTGGTATTCTTGCACCATATTCTGCTTCATGGCGTCGAATTCTTTGCGTTGTTCAGAAACCTCCTGGGTTTTACGAGTGTAATCTGACTGGCGTGAATAGCCTTTCATAAGCTCGTCAAGGCTTACTTCCTGCTCTGCACCATTTACAGTGACAGCGTATAGAAGGTCCTCTTCTGCTTCTTCGTCAGTGCCTTCGTCGTCCTCCTCTTCGGATTCCTCTTCAGGCTCCTCTTCCAATGATTCGTCTTCCTCTATAGGTTGTGACTCTTCCTCTTCTGTAGGTTGTGCTTCCTCAGTTTCTGGTGTCTCCTCTTCAGGTTCCATCATCTTGAGTAATGCTTCTTGTGCTTCCCATAAACTACCGGGCTGCGTATCTCCAACTTCTTGCGGGGCAGGTTGCTTGTCCGCCATGATTAAATCCTCCTATATGAATGGGTGTTGCTTATCAAGAATCTTGTTCATGTGTCCTGTTTCTATAATGGACGTTACATGACCATGAATCCTGTCAAGCAGTCGCATTGCAAGCCAGATTGATTCCCTGGCTTCCAAATCTGTTGAACCACTGCTACTCCATCGGTTCATTAAATCTTCTTTTAGTACATCAAATGCTTCTTGAAACAACGGGTTATCGACCAGGGCTTTTGCCCTGTGTTCCCTTAGCTCATTATCCATTTAGCTTCTATGTTGCTCCTATAGCTACGGCGCGATTCTGCTCACGCTCAAGGTTAAGTTCTTCTTGCTTGAGTCGGGAATCGACTGCAAGTTTCTGGTATTCCTGCTGAATCTTCTGTTGCTTTAACTGGAGTTCAGCAGCTTTAATATCCAGTTCTTTACTCTTGACCTGCATTTCCATCTGAGCCTCGCTAGGCTCTCCCGGTTGTGGGGGTATTTGAGAGGGATCAGTCAGGAAGTCGCTTACATTCTGAAAGCCCATTGCCTTGACAAGAGCAGCGCCAAGGTTGTACATGTTCTGTTCGTTGACTATTCTCAAACCACCGCCCATAGCTTCTCCAGCGAAGGAGAGCATCTGGGATAAATGGGCCATCTGCTGGTCCTTATTACCACTTCCTAAAGCTACGCTGACAGTGCAGTCGTACTTATCTTTCCATGCGTCGGGACGGACTGGCACCCATTCATTTCTCAACATCACCATGCGTTCCTTGTCCTGGAATTTATACAGGAGTTTGTAGATGACAAGCATCAGGTCCTTAACTCCAGTCTCTGCGAAATTCCTGGCTATGAGCTCTACTCGACTCTGAGCAGCCGTCATAACGGCATTTACTGCTGTTGCCGTGGTATGAGAGGTTAGGGCGTTTTCATTCATACCCTGAGACATCTTGGATACTCCCGCTCTGGATTCTCTTACTCCATCCAGGTATTCCAGCATCTGAAATGAATAAGGCTCTAAGGGTGGGGTTGTTAAAGGAGTAATCGCATTAGGGGATTTAACCCTTACTATCCCGCCCGGGCGCTGTGTCAAGAGGTCATCTAAGTTCGCTTGGCCCTCAAGAACTGCGTACCTACCGAAGTTCATGTTGTACATGTTGTCCATGAGGTTTCGCATCAGAGTGCTCTTCATCAACTGCAAGTCCATAACAAGGTCTGCAACTGACAGGCCAAAGAACTTGTGCGGAATCTTTATTGGCGTTATGGAGACGAAGGGGGTGGAGTCTATTGGGTCGTTCTCAAGAACGTAATCCCCTACTACGCAGACTTTCCTGAGCTCCGCAATCCCATCCCCATCGAAGTCTGTTTTGAGATAGGACTCATGTACTAGGTAGCTTCTTAACGCTTCTTCCGGCTCAGATGCGCCAAAGTGGAAACTGGAGCTATTGTCGAAGTCGAATCTCGATTCCCGCTCACTGGGGAAAGTGGCATCATCTTCATCACCGCCTAAATCCTCGGGCTCAAGGTCCTGATCCGGGTACATCTCCCTTAACTCGGATAAGGTCTTCCTTACTCGGTGACAAACAAACCTGGCCTGTGGGATAGCTTTAGCTTCTCGAGAAATCAGGAACTCAGAAGGAGGAACATTCTCTATCTTGATCTTACCGTCTCTTTCTCTCCTCTTGATAACAAGATCGTGCCTTGTCTCAACAACCTGTCCTATGTCCGATTCTACTTCGCGCTCTTCTTCGGTGTGCTGGACGACATCTACGTCGTCATCAGAGATGATAGATTCAACCTCTATATCTGTTAGATCGTAGTATTCTTCCCTCGTAGACTCTTCAGTCTCATCCCACCAGACCTTTATAATGCCGTTTTTAGACAATAAAGCGTCGGTAAACCAGGAATACAGTATTTCAAAGCCCGGATTGTCCTTAGTGAACACGTAATTGACGTAATCTGAAGCCTGTTCAGCCATAGGTACGTCTTCAGGGCCGTGGGGTGTGAATTTAACCATATCGTCCCCAGCAGCAAAAACACGCATTAGAGAGGGTTTTATCCACTCTATGGTGTCCTGAACTGTGGAATCTATGAATTGACTCCTCCCCTCTACCTCATTTCCGAAGGGAAGACCGTAGTAATACTCCATAGCCCGCTCTCTCTGCTGGGAAATCTCGTCCCCATAGCCTAAAGAGTCGGTTATTTCCTCCTGTATTCGCGCTACCAGTTCCTCTTCGGTATATTTGTCAGCCATTAAATAATCCCATAATTCCTGTACTCTAAGTCGTTAGTCCATGTTGGGTCTTCCCCAGACACAGCAAATCTCATTGACATTGCGCCATAACGTGTGGCGCTCATTAAGTCATCTCGTAGAGGTACTATTTTCCCCTCCTTGCGATGATACATCCTGAACTCTTCCCACCAGTCCCCTAAAGTAGAGAATACGTGGAACTTGTCAGACTCCATTTTCTGCAGAAGAGCCATGATTCCCTCCTCTATGGAGTTTCCACCCTTCTTCTCCCCTAAAGCTGGGGGGTTTTCAAAGTGGAAAGGGAGCATATTGCACCCTAGATTCCTATACTGGTCAGCCAAGCCGGGATTCCCCATAGAATCTCGTCTATTGCCGTCATGGGGCCAAGCAATGGGGATAAAGTGCGGTCTAGTCCGCATAATGCCTGCATGAATCGCGGGAGAAGCCTTTGCTTGCCTGTAACAGTCATATACATAGAACTCATCCTCATCTCGATCCCATGCAAGCCATACACATGCTGTTGGGTGATCGAATCCAAAATCTATTCCACATATCCTAGGCCAATAATTTGGAATAGTAATGGGGTCTATCATTAACTTCTCTTCACTTATAGGGAAGACTAAGCCACTCCCTATAGAGGGTCTTCCGTATCGTCGCATCTCTCTTTCGTGCGGAGAGTAGGAGGATAAAATCTGTTCCATGACAGCTTCGTTGAGATGCCCTCTTTCCCCCTTCATGGAGAGGACTTTCTCAGAAGCATCGTCCCAAGTGGCGTTATTCAGGGACTGTCCTGGTTTGAGGTTGTTCATGAAAGAAGCAACCGTCTCTGTCATCCCATTCTCAGGGGTGAAGGTCATGTAAACCAAACCCTTTCTATCAAGGGTTCTCGTTACTGCTTGGGAATAGATGTCCCTGCTTGGCTCCTCATCCAGCCAGATGCAGTCCACACTACGTCCCTGCCACTTCTCAACGCCCATTTCGTAGGCTTTGAAGAATAAAGACGAGTTCCCACCGCTAACATGCCTCACCAGCGCTACTGATTTGGCGTTAGGGACACCGGGTTTGCGTTCAGTCTTTATTATGTGCTTTTTCGGTACAGTACCGGAACCAAACGCCTCCGGGTCATCTGGGGAACCCAATAATTCGAATTGGACAATATCCCTAGTCGTTTCGTTAGAAACACCACCAGCCCATCCCACAATAGGCTGTCTGAACCTTCTTCCCTTCCACCACTCGGGATATAACCCAGTTAAATGGTAGGACATTTCCATACTACCGCAATAACTCTTGCCTATGCGGTTAGCAGCCATTAAAAGCCTCTGGTTAGCTATAGACCCTGTTTCGTGGAAGGCTAGTTGGTAAGGATAGGGGTCATAAGCATCTATCCTGTTGTATCTTTCTCTTTGTCGTAATTCCTTAGCTATGCCTACCGCTTTTTCCAGCTCGCTTCTGACTAACATTGATCGCTGCGCCTTGGCGCTTGGCTGCGGACTTACTTGCATAGCATTTTCCGGATTTCCCGTATTTCCATCCTTTGTTCCCGTTCTTTAGAGTGCATTTTTGTATGGGCATTACCTGTACCCCAGTGCTTCGTGTCTTTTCTTGGCTGCGTGTAATATTTGCCTGTTCCACTCAGCGAGGTTTTCGGGCTTTAACTGCTCTAACCAAAGGGTTAGCATATCTACATCGTCCTGACGATCATCTCGCTTTGCTGCCTGTAACTTGTCTACAGCTCTTTTTCGCATTTCTGTGAGCCGGTCCTC